TAAAGAGCTAAGTCTTTTACGCTTCCACCTAATTGCTTGATAACAGGACCAGCTTTTGGAATTGCTTCTACTAAATCACCAAGCGTTGTTGATGTTTGGTTTTCAACAGCGTTTAAAAAGTTAATTGATTCTGTAAGCTCTTTTGTATTTTGCTTAAAAGCTGTTTGAATTGACAGTGTTGCTTTCATTGCATCTTGTCTGTCAACTTCACCAAGTATTGATAATCTTGTTGTTTCTGTAATTGATCCTAAAAGATCATTTCCAGTTTTTCCTGTAGCTGCAATATCGGCACCAAGTGCGATAGTATCTTTAAAAGATGCACCCATTGTTTGTGATAATGACTTAGCTGTTTGAATAACTTCTTCTCTAATTGCTTTTAAATCTGTTGCAGATGTTGCAGCTAATCCCCCATAAACCTTTGTAAGTCTTACTAGCTCTTGGTCTGCTTCTCTAAATGCTTTTCCTGCTGCAGCACCAAACATTGTTAAAGGAACTGTAAGTCCAACTGTAAGCTGACGACCTGCCCACTGAGTATTTTTACCCCAGTTAATTAAAGATCCTGCTCCTTCAGATAGTGCACGATTCATTATCTGAAGTTCCATGCGAGCTAGCTGTGTGCTATTTTTTACAGCATCTAAGCCTCTGGGAATCATAACGTTGTACTGCATTAAACCTTGAGCATTTCTACCTAGAGGTTGCAGTATTGAATTTTGAAGCATTACCTGCTCCTTGGCAAGCTCCCTTATCATTCCCTTTTGAGATGTAGCATGCTCTCTAAAAGTTTGGAAATAGTTCTTAAGCTTTAATCGACCAGCATCTAAGTTTTTACCAAACTTATCAACGTCTGAGTTAAGGTTTACAAAGTGGCTGGAAAATTGTCCGCTTCCACTTAATGTATCTCTAAATAAATTATTTGCTAATTTTGTTGAAGAAGATATTGCTCTATTAGAAGCAAGGAGTTCTCTTTGTAATTGCTGAAGACTAGCACTGGCCCTGTGTACTTCAGACACAAGGCTAGATAAGTCGGCTTTTGCGACTATACTGGTTACAATTTGTTCGTCAGCCACTAATTACTCCTAGAGTATCCTAACCCTGCGCCAATTCCAAATCCAGCATCTGCTGCTAGAGGTCCTTGTAATCCAACAACATCATCTGCTGATGCTGTAATTCCAAGGGCTCTTCTTTGGATATCTTCAAAGGTAGAACCTTTTTCTTTTTCTTCTTCTGCGTCATCATCCAATTGGATTCCTTTTAGTGATGCTGCAAACTTTCTCTGGTTATGTTCTTTTCGATTCATCGCTGTTATGGTTTGAACCAGTTCTGGCATTGATAGGTTTTCTTCTAACTCTTCGTAATTCTTCCAATGTCCTAAAAGAAAAACTTCACCCTCTAACGCGGCTAAATCTAGATCTGACCAGCCAGTACCGCTGCCGCTATTAGGTTTGGGTCGTCCATCTTAATTCCTCCGCAAACTTCTAGGATGCGGTTAATTGTTGGAACGTCTAAAGCTTCTTCTAATTTTTCAAGGTCTGCAACTAAATCTGGTAGCTGTGTTTCTAGTGCAACTCCACACGCTTCAACAAGAATTCCAAGGGTTGCTGTTTCATCTTCTGCATCTTGAACTTTCTTAATTACTATCATAAACTTTCGTAACTGTTTGATTGATAATGGCTTAAGCTTTACTTTAGCTCCGCTTTGTAATTCAATCTCTTCTACATCATATACTGTTGTTGCCAATTTATCCTCCTTAAGGATCGTCTAAATTATTATAGCATAACCATTATGCGGGTACAACAGCAAAGCCCCCAATTTCTTGGGGGCTTTGATATTAATTATTAATATAATTAAACTGTTAGAACGCGGTCAATAATCTTACCGTATTCTGAACCAACGTGAGCTGAGGCACCTGATGGTAGAAGACGGAATGTTACTGGGAATGTTGTTGCTGCTGTACGAGCCAAAGAGAACTGTGACTGTTCAACAGACAAAACGCGACGTGCATAGTATACACGCTCAGTTGATGTTGCTTGTGAAGTTGGACCTTGTCCAACTGCAATTAGCTGACGCTCTGTTGGAGCTGCACCAAGTGCACCTGCTTCCAAACCAAGTGTGTCAGTTGCTGTTGCGCCAGTACCTGCTGATACTAGAGTATCTTGCTTTTGACCAAATACGGCAAGAACGTTCTCTAGAGTACCTTCTGCCATTTCTGTAGAAATTTGAACAGTCATCGCAGACTTAAACAGCTTAGCTGTGTCTAGAAGCTGATCAACTGATACTGAATCATATGTTGGTTGGTAACTAATCTGAAGGCCGTTATTTGTGAAACCTACGTTGCGGTAAGCTGCAGCTGTTACGCCTCCTGCTTTATTAACCGTTCCTGCATTAAGAGTATCTGTGTAAGATGTTCCTGATGCAAATGCTGGAACTAGTGTAGATGGCTTTACTGAGCCAACTGCTGCTGTTCCTGCGTTTGTCTGTCCTGCTTCCATACTATCATCGTATCCTGCTACTGTAATGTCGTCTACAGACAAGAACAACGGGGATGCACCGACAAGAATATTTTTTGCATTTCCAATGTTTTGTGCCATTGTTTATTTCTCCTTATTTCATGAAATTAATATATATATATGTGGCTGGCTAGGCCCTTTCCTCTATGCTAATTATAGGTCTTCTTTTGCTATAAAGCAAGCTATAGGAATCTGCCTGCCCCGTTAGTTATTCTTGAATATTTTATCTCCAATATTACATCTGAGGCAAAGAATCCATGTATTTCTTCTGATGGGGCTGTAGATGATATGTCTGCTATATGGATGCTATGGAATTTAAACTTATTTGATAGCCCCGCCCATTTATTTACATCCTTTGCAGACTCGTCCATTCTCCTAAACTCATCAGTTAAGAAGTTCCTTATTTCAACAATATCAAGGAGATCTGGCGAATATAGGGTTAATAGAATTTGTTCGCAACATATCATCCAGTTGTCCTCATAAGACATTCCTATCTTATCGTAGACTATGTGTTTCTTCCCGCTTAAAAATTGATTCATTTCTGGCTGTTGCTGGACTGGAACTATTGGGATAAGGGCTTCTCCAAGGTTGTCTGAGTAGTAATCATTTTCCTCAAATATGTCTAGCGCAGTAAGCCTGCTCCAAAGAAACTTTCTTATTTCAAACATTGCATCTAATTTATAATTAGCCATTTGCTAACCTCGCAAATGCTATCGAAGTTGCGGCATCTGCTTCATTTGCCAACTGATTTGGAGAGAAGCTATATTTAACTGTTTTAACTTGTGCTGGTACACCCAATGCTCTGGATAAAGATGAATTAAAAAGTCTTTGAAATCCCGATTTTTTTATAGACATGTTTACTAACTGTCCTGTAAAAAAGTATTTATATGCAGAAAGAAATGAATTTTTTGTTGCCGCTCCACCTGGTTTTCTTACTGTGACAGAGTCACCCTTTGGCATAAAGACAGTATATCCGTTTATATCAAATACTAGTCTTTCTGAAGATCTTGGTGATATAACTACAGTTTTTCCCTCTTCCATAATAGAAGCTTTTTTAACAAAGACGTGTCTATTATTAGAATTTTCAGATGGAACAAAGGATTTTGAATCTATAAGTTCATAATTAATTTTTAAAGATAGGCCGTCTGCTGGCAACTTTTTTAATTTAAATAATCTAGATTGACTATCACCAGGCTGACCCCATTCGTAAACATGGTGAAAAGCTTTTGGAGATGTTCTTGATTTTGCGTCTATATAATCGCCAAAATCTACTTGAAGTTGATCAAAGATAACATTTCTAAAGGCTAATTGAAATTGAGCGTTTGATGCAAGCTTGGCCATAACATTTGTTTTGTAGAATAGGGCAGCAGATATCTGTGCAACAGTACTGTCTCTTATTACGCCGCTAACAGGCTTATTGGACATTAGATTAACTAATCCGCTGGCTGCTTGTATTGCTAAAATTTCAGATGTCAATTTGCTGATTCTCCGCTCTTTGTAATGATGAGTTATACCCTACTACATTTCCAAAAGGGTCGGCAATCGGAGTTGTTCCAACTACATCAAATACTGTACTAGTATCGCTTGGATAATTTAATTCATACCAGATTGGATTCCCGTTTACATCTCTAATATTCTTTACTTTGTCTCTTGCGGTAAGTCTATCGGAAGTTCTTGCTTCTAAATATTGATTGTTAGAGTACTTGTTTGAAAACTTTTGTTTATCACTTGACTTTCCAGATGACTGATTAATTATTCCCCTGGCATAACAATCAACAGTTTTTATATAAAAAAACTGTCTCTTCATAGCGCCTGTGTCTGAATCTTGCTGCTCTTGCTGGCGATATATATCCATCTTCATGGTCATTAAACCATCAGCTGCATCAAACATTATATCAAGGCCATTGATGTAACAACATATTCTTCAAGGAGCTTGTCTGCATACGATGACCCAGTTCCTGTAAAAGATTGTGAAGAGTATTCAAAATCCCAATCTGTTGTACTTATTTTCTTGATGTATCTATCTTTCCAGACACGGTCTTTTGAAAAATACATTTTCATTAATTCTATTGCAGCCTCTTCAACTTTTGCTGGAACGTGATCCCAACCAAATGGGCCGTGTATAGTATAAATTTTTCCTCTTTTAAATATATTTGAGGAAACAGAATCAGCAGATGGTGGAACCATTCCGTTTGCAATATAAACATCTGAAGACAACAGTGCAGATCTATCTACTGTTATTGCAAATGAGCTAAAAGTTTGTTTTAGTTGATATCCAATGTTATTTATTGCTCCATAGGTATCCCACCAAACTTGATCTCCCTCTTTGATCCTAATTATTTCGGTAATTCTTTTTGGCAAAGGCAAAACATCTGAGTCGTTGCCCATTACTGAAACAGTATCTAGGTGTGGATAAAATTTTTGATTGGTATAGCTTTCTATCATCATCCTGGCATATTTTTCTGCCCTTTTAAGTTCTTTAAATGTTTTATGGTTTGGGTCATTGGCGTCTGAACCAAAACCTAGCTGATCTGCGGCTTCAACTAAAGAAACATATGGGAATACAAACTCAACCCAAGTTTGTTTTTTATAGGTTACCCCGTCAACTACATATTTCCATATTAATCTAAGAGTTTTACCATATGCCGCATTAGAGCTTAAAGCCGATGGAATGTTTACAGAATAAACTCCCACATCTGTATCAACAATGACGGTAGATATATTTGTACCAGCAGAAGTTAATGGATTTGTTTGAGTTTCTTGATATTCACCTAGCCATGATTCGTAGATATCCACTAAAACAGAACTGGGAGTTACTGGCTCTCCTTTTACAAACAGCTTTGTTTCTACAGGATAGTTTCCAAATCCTTCAAAATCAAAGCCTTGAACTATTAAAGAATATGGTTCGTCAACGTATACTTCTGCCATGTCTTGAGTTTAGTTATAGTACTCTTGTACCTCTCTTGGCGTAGCCAATCTAAACCCGTCCTCCTTATCAAAAATTTCTTGAGCCGCATCGGGCTTCATTGCTACAAATGGGTGCGCTTGAGTAAAAGTA